CGTAAAAATTCATTAGATGTTGTTAAACCACAAGGTTGGGTAGGTCCTGACTTAAAACGTATTATTGAAAGTGTATAACGGAATCTACTATGAATGAAAAACTATTGTATACAAAAATTTACAGAGATTTACATGTAAGAGGTAAAGAACGCTCACCACGTGGAATGTTAACAAAAGAACTAGAAAATTATCATATAGATTTTTTACCATATCATAAATTTATTAATTTTGAATCACGTAAGTTAAATATAAATTATATTAAAAAAGAAATTCAATGGTATTTTAAAGGTAGTTTAGAAGACTTGAGTATTTGTAATGAAGCTGCAATATGGAAAAAATGTGTAACTAATGGAAAATTGCATAGTAATTATGGTTACTATTTATTTACTAAAGCTGGTCTTGGTTTTGTAGTTAATGAATTAACAAGAGATAAAGACTCACGCCGCGCGTTGGTATCTATATTTAATTCTCATCAACATTTGTTTTCTGATAATAATGATGTACCTTGTACATCCACTTTAGGTTTCAGAATTAGAGATGGTGTTTTAAATATGACTGTACACATGCGTAGTCAAGATGCTATTTATGGTTTAGGTAATGACTTACCATTTTTTAATTTATGTTGGGAAATTGTGGCTGTAGCACTTAATATACCGCAAGGTCGATATCATCATTTTGTAGAATCATTTCATGTATATGAACGGCATTTTAATATGTTAGATACAATATTACATAAAGATACATTTTATGAAATAAAAAGACCAAAGATTGATTTATCTGATGCGCAGCAATTATTAAATGGTTTATATCCATCGTATGGCAGTGAATTTATTAAATGGTTGCATAATGAGACCTAGTATAGACGAATATTTTATAACTATGGCAAAACTTGCAGCATCAAGAGGTACATGTATACGCCGTAAAGTTGGTTGTATTCTTGTGTCAAAAGAAAATCAAGTACTTGCTACAGGTTATAACGGCGTGCCATCTGGTTTTGATCATTGTATAGATATTCCATGTGAAGGTGCTTATTATGAATCAGGTCAAGGTCTTGATAAATGTGAATCTATTCATGCCGAAATGAATGCTGTTATTAATTGTAAAGATGTAAAAGAAATATATACAGCATATTGCACTACAGCACCTTGTGTGCATTGTATTAAAGTATTACTTAACACAGGATGTAAAAGACTTGTTATGGCAGAACCTTATCCTCATTCTGAAGTAAGTCAACGTTTATGGGAGCAAGGAGGTAGAATATGGGATACAATAAAAGTTGTTAAAAATCAATAACTTACAAATATTGAAAAAAAGTGTGTACATTTCAAAATAACAAGTGTAGAATATCTTTACGTTAATTAAATATGGGGATTATATGAAATTACGAACAATGATATTAAGTGCGATTGCTTTTTGGCTTTATGTAGCTTTTTGTATATATATGATGGGTAAAGTTGGGGGACTTATATAATGGAACGATGGTTAGATTATGATGAATATTTAGACCAACAAGAATTTTGGCGTCAAAAAGAATTAGAAGAGCAGCATCAACTTGAACAACAAGAGAAACATGATGGATAATTGGGGTTGGGATAAAGATAAACATTATACATGGTATAACCAATGGCACTTTAAAACTCCTAGAACATATCGTGAAAGATATGGTGTTGAATATAAACCCATAAAAAGTGAATTAGAAAAGCAACGTGATTTTAAACAGGGTGTGTTATTATTTTTAATTGTAATATTATTTTATGGAGTATTAGAATGGACGATTTAGACGCAATTATTATGCAAATTCAACTAGCTACTCAAGAATTAAAAGATGATAATGACAGGTTTGAAAGACAACAAAGAGCGATACAAAACTTAAGACAATCGGAGAATGTAAATGAAATACACAGAACTACGCAAGATTAATGTTAATGAACATATTGAAAAGAAAAACGGTCTATCATATTTATCATGGGCATGGGCAGTAGATACATTACTGCAGCAAGATCCATCTGCTACATGGGACTATAAAGAACCTAAACAGTTTGGTGATACTTTAATGGTATTTTGTTCTGTTACTGCGTTTGGTAAAATAATGACAGCGCAACTACCTGTGTTAGATTATCGCAATAAAGCAATTATTAATCCTGATGCTATGGCAGTTAATACTGCTATGCAACGTTGCTTAGCTAAAGCTATTGCATTGCATGGTATTGGGTTATATATATACAGCGGTGAAGATATCCCAGAGTCTGAAAAAGTTGAAGAAGTTATTACAGAAAAAGATATTGAATTAGCTAAAGTTGGTTTATATACAGCAAACAATGATGGTAAATTAAAAGAAGCATTTTTTAAACTTACACCTCAAATGCAAGATAAATTACGTGACTATGCCAATGAACTTAAGAAAGCAGCATGAGTCATTTGCTAGATAAACGTAGGCATAATATTGTAACAGCATCTAATGCTTGGGCTTCTGTAAACGAAAGACAAAAACTTTGGCGTCAAATGACTTTAAGAGAAGCTCCATTTGAAGGCAATGAAATGACTGAATGGGGTAATTTACATGAGAAAGATGCTTTGTCTGAGTTTGAAAAAAGTATGAGTGATATATGCGAATCAGGTAATAAACTTATAGTGCATAATAGTTTACCTATAGGTGCTAGTCCTGATGCATTTTACAATGGTGACCCAGTAGAGTTTAAATGTCCATTTACACAAGAATTTTATGATGGAATACCAGATAGATATTATTGGCAAGTTCAAATGCAAATACATTGCTGCGATCGTGAACAAGGATGGTTTAGTGTTTGGACCCCAAGTGGTATAACTGTAGAGTTAGTTAAGAAAGATGATAAATGGTTAGAGTGGTACAAACCATTATTATTAGAATTTATGCAATTTGTTGAGTCTGACACAGAACCAACACGATGGAAGAAAAAACCTATTTACACTAAGGAGAACTAGCATGGCACAGTATGACAACACAAACACATTTACATTATTTGTTAATGACAAGGGTGAAAACCCAAAACGACCAGATTGGACTGGGAATATGAATGTTGATGGTATTGAATTTAGACTATCTGGTTGGGTACGTGAAAGCGCAAAAGGTAAGTTTGTTTCAGGCACTGTACAATTAAAAGAAAATAAAAACACTGAATATAGTAAACCTGCAGTAGAAGGTGAAGACATGCCTTTTTAGACATGTCCTCATAATGCAATTACTTATTCATTACATACATTGTGACTTCAAAGCCAAAACGCATTTCAGTAACTGATGGTGATGTCCACATAATATTTCTCCTTAAAATGTATATGCATAATTGCACAATACAATAAGATTATACAAAATTTAAGACTTGAAATATACTGTAAATACATTAACTTTATACTAGTAAATTATTTAAAAGGCAAATATAATGACAATTTTTACAAGATGGGCAATCGTATTTAAACATGATAAGTCACCATTAGATGAATGTTTATATATTCATAAAGCAAAAGCTGAATCAAAATTACATTTAATAAATAATAAAAATAAATTTGAAATTCAACAAGTTGCATTAATGAATAAAAATTTAATTCAAAATAAATTTAATGGATATACATAACTTAGAATTAGAAGTTTCATGCTACGCAACTGCTGTGTACCATGAAGTTAATAATAGAACTCTTGAGGAGAAATTAGGTGTCATTTATACTATTCGTAATCGTATCAAATCTGGTCTCTGGGGTTCTAATGTATGTTCTGTTATTAATGCTTCTGGGCAATTTATTGGCATTTCAGACAAAAGACATAAGAAAGTTGATAAAAAGACGTATCTTGAAACAAAATTACTTGTACTTGATGCAATTGTATTTAATAAATATGCTAACCCAGTTGCAAATGCTTTATACTTTCATGATGACTCAATTGAGCCAAAACATTCGTGGTTTGGTCATAAAAAAATTACTCATATAGGAAGGATGGTGTTTTACTAATGAAACAAAAACCAGTGGCTTGGCTTTATCAAGAGTTTTGTACTAAGTCTGGCGAACTAAAAAAGTCTTATTTATGGTCGTTTCACCCTAATCAACTTTCATATTTAAACGATTTAAAAAATACGACTCACCACATAAAAATAACGCCTTTGTTTGCAGGTGAACCTATAGAAGAATATAAAGGCATATCTAAATACGACAGTAAACGTCTTGTAGAGGCTAATAATGGATTATAAATGGAAGGGTACCGCTGAATTAATTGTTGGTATTATTATTGGTGCAGTGATTACATGGGGAATTATGGAGTATAAATGTATTGTTAAACAACACAGTGCAAATTTAAAATGTATTCAAGGTGAATTATACGAAGAAATTAAACCTAATATCTTTGCTAAAAGTCATCTAGAATGTTTTGAACAAACTAGACTATAGGAGAAAATATGTATACACAATTTGACGATTTAAAGCATGCTAATTTAATTAAAGAATATTTAGAAAAAAACCCACAAGCAACACGTAAAGATTTGAGTGTTGCATTGAGATTAAACTATAGAAGATTAATAAAGTTAAATACAGAAGGTGTTATTATGTTGCCTAATCCAATACCTTTTAACCAAAGAAATAAACCAAAAACAGTAAGATTATAATACACTTTTTATCATTTATATGTTATTATAATAATACTACATTTAACAAGGACTTATTTTATGACAGATATTAATAATATTTTAGATGAACGTGGCAATCGTTATGGTGATTTTTCATCAAATGCAACAACAACACAATTAATAAAACAAGCAATTAATTTGGGTGACACTGCTAATAAGTTAGCATTTTACCAACGTGAGTCATTAGAAATGATTGCTCATAAAATAAGTCGTATTGTAAATGGCGATGCAAATTATATGGATTCATGGGTTGATATTGTAGGTTATGCACAATTAGTAATTGATAAATTACAACGTGATAAAAATGAAATTCAAGAGTTAGTTAATACTTTTGAAGATGATATTATATTTAGTAATACTGATGAAGACAATAATGATATGCAAACTACTGCGTTTTTAGAAAGACTTGAGGATTTAGATGACTAAAATATATTGGATATTTATTGTAATCATGGCCGGATTAGCTATTTTTTGGACTGAAGAAGTATTTAGTCAAACTACTACTATATTAGCACCTGATGGTTCTGTAACAGTTTGTCAAGTTTATAATGGTACTATAATCTGTGTCTAATGCTATGCGTAATTCGTATGCTAGCCATACAGACTTTGGTTTTTTAAGAGGATTATTTGAAGACAGTCCTAAAATTATGCCATCTAATTTAGACATGGTATATGGCATTAATGATAAGTTTTTATTAGGCGAATGGAAACGTGATAATGAAGAAATTTCAGAAGGTCAAAAAATACTTCTTAAAGCTTTATCAAAAGAACCTAATTTTACAGTAATACTTATTAATGGATATTCAGATAATACAGGTATTCATATTTCAAAATATTATCAAATATCACAAACATCACTTATTTATCTTGGAAATTCAATAGATAGTCTTAAAGATTACATTCAAACTTGGTATAAATTAGCAAAACGTATCTAAAACGCACGCAGTCATCCATAGAGACACTTTCATTATAAATTGATATGTATATATAGCGTACGTTAAAATAATGTCTCTAAGGCCACTTATTTTAAGTCAAATAGCATTTTTAAATAGGTTTTTAGTGGCTCTAATTCATTTTTACGTTTTTCAGTTATTTTATTTAACCATTCACGTCTAAAATTAATATCTTTAGTTAATAACCATTTTGCTTCACAATATAATCTGTAGTTACTACTATAGTTATCCACTACTTCACCATTAGGTAAAATAATGTCAGTCATCTAATGCTGGCACCTCTGAATAAATAGCATCAACTGTAATTTCTATATATGTGTCATCAGATAAAGTAATAATTAAAACGGACGGATCAGTATATGCTTCGGCCTCTACAATTTCTTTGCCTATAATATGCTCACATAATGCTGAGATGTCCATAATTTTCCTTATATGCTGGTAACTAAGTCGTGGTTTAATTTCTCTGATTTCACTGACTTGCTCCATTTTCCGCAATCCTTACATTGATAACGTTGATATTTTCTAGAGCTAGTAATAAAACTACCTTGTTTAGTTAATCTTGCAGAATTACAATTTGGGCAAACAGTACCATCAGAAAATGAATTATGATTTGGATGATTACTTATCCATCCTTTAAATTTATCATATAATTTTTCTAATAATATAACATCATTTTTATTATATGCTTCCATACGTTTCCATGCTTGGCGGTCATTATTCATAACCTTTAGCCATAATTCATGACCCTCATGGTCTGTTTTTTTACCTAAACCTAATTTTTGAGATACATAGTCAAGTTTATTTGATACAAACCTAAACTGACTTCTAGCAACCCTAAGTAAATCTATATGCTTTGCTGGGCTTGGTGGTGGCATGCCAGCTTGTAAAAACTCACCATTTAACATTTTAATGTCAAACTGTAGTCCATTGTAATGAACTATTGCATCTGCTTCATCCATTAATTTATGAATACTATTAAGCATATGTTTACGATTACTTTTATATACTGAATCGAACATAATTTTTGATTCACCATACCATTTAGCAGCATAGCATAAAGTATAAGATGATTCTAATAACTGGTTAAGCGCAATATTTTGCTGCCATATTCCCCAAACTGTTGCAAGATTTGGAGCGCATTCAATATCTAATAAAAGTATTTTCATAGAATTCTCATTAATGAGATAATCTATTATACACCTAAAAACAATTTACGTTCATCTAATCTTCTGTTTTGTAAACCTTTTAATATCTTGCCACCAGCTCTACAATATTTAACTAACGACTCCATAGCCGCTTCTTTATCGCCACGTAACAACGCTTGACGGATGGTGCTTCGTTGAAAGCATCCAAGGCCCAAATTGAAGCAAAAACTAATAATGGCGTCAAATTCATGTTGTCGAAGAGGCACGTTAGGTAACATCTTATGTATTCCCAACTCGAAGCGGCGTAGGTCTCGTTTAAGAATTCCATCTACTTCAGCCTGTGTAAAAGTTTTGTTCCACTCTCTAGGCAAAGACTTACCATCACCGATAAGATGACCAACACCCACAGTCCACAGACCAGCAGGGCAAGTATAAGGCTTGTACCTAACACCCTCATGATGTTTAAGAAGTTGTATGCAAACATTAGATGCCTTCACGTTTCTTTTCCCATGTGCGAGAACCAAAGTAAAAGCCAATAATAGATGCAGTAATAGCCATTTCTTCAGAACCAAATACTTCTTGAGATGCTACAACAAAGTCTACACCTGACCACATAGCCCAAAATAATGAGATAAGGTTAATAAGAACTAACTCACCTACAAAGATAAAA